TTGTTTAAGAAAAGCATTAAAACACTTACACCAAAAATGCAAGAAGTAGAAATGGAATACAAACATGAACAATACGCTAAACTGCCAGACATTACAAAGTACAACTTTGATAACGAACTAGAAAACGTAAGTAAACCTGTTTGGAAACCATTACAAACAACAACACGCTACGGACCCAGCAACCATAGTAGGCAAGCAGCTTTTAACTACGGCGATGACTACTGGCAGGAACCAGAAATGGACCCTGTAAAAAAAAGTTCAGAGCAACTAGATGAAGTTGTGACTACAATCATCTTAGAAATTGAATCAGATGATAAATGTGAAGCTAGCATTTGTGAATATTATGCTAAGTTTGAATCTAAACATTCGCATTACTTAGTCGAAGACCTCATATATGGTAGAGCCGAAGATGATGAGTATGAACGAGTTATAAGTCAAATGTTACATAATGACTTTTTCTTATCGACTCCAGAAGGTAAGTACTTTGAATCATTTGTTACAGACAAATGTAAACAAAATAAAACAACAATCGACAACGTAAAAAACGCGTTATTTAACTATGAAATCGGAGAAACAGTTCAATCAATGGTTGACGAAGCAATTCTATGAAGCAAGCAAAACAAAAGTGTGCGTACAACGCATCGAAACTACTACGGGAAACGGAGTACCTGATCTACTGGTCATCCAACCGTCTAAGATCTTGCTTATTGAGAGCAAGTTTGAAACTAGAAACATACGCCCTGAACAGGGAGCGTTCCAAATTAAAGCCAATGAAATCATAAGAGATGGTAACAATGTATGTTGTACATTATGCGCATACCCAAAAACCAACCGTTTGATATACCAGACATACAACGCAATGTCAATCACAGAAAACGGCATAGAACCAACAGAAACAATTGAGTTTACTCTTGACGCAAATGGCTTTGCAAACTTTCTTACACAGATTAAATAACTTTGGCACGACGATCCACAAAGTAAGTATGGTTAAACAGCATACTGAAAATCTGGTTCCCTACCCCCAAACTAGCGACTCTATACGGCTAGACAAATTGTATAGACTAGGCGACAGCAGGTGAATCCTTACGAGTGTTATATCCGACGCATCCATCCTAGATAACTGAGTAGCTTCGGCTACTCAGCCAATTTCTTACTATGACACAAATACCGCTAATAACACTGCTTCTTGCTTTAACTCACGTTGAAAGCAATGACAGAGATAACGCCATTGGAGACAACGGCACGTCGTACGGTTGCTTACAAATACGAGCAATCTATGTAAAAGACGTTAACCGAATCCTTGGCAAAGAACACTACACACATGAGGATGCGTTTGATCGCGCAAAAGCTTACCACATGTTTATTATATATACCGACCACTATGCTACTAGAAAACGATTAGGTCGTGAGCCAACACAAGAAGACCGTGTGCGTATTCACAACGGAGGACCTAACGGTTGGAAAAAACCTCACACAAAAGCCTACTGGAATAAAGTAAAAAACATAATATGAAAACAACAATTAATAAAACCTTAACAGGTGTTGCGTGTCATTATTTTGATGAGTGGGCAGAAACATCACACATACCGTGGGTAGAGATATTCTCTCAGGAAGATTTTATTGCGTATATTGTTGATAAAGACGCAGTAATGTCCTGCCCAATTTTAAGTCCGTATTTAGTAGACTTACAAATGGCATTTAAAGACAACCCAAGCTTTGACTCAATCACCCTTAACCTAACACAATTATAGACTTATGCACGAATCCGAACCAGAAATGATACACTCACTGTTAAACATGGTTGAGAAAAAAACTCAAGAAATCCTTCAAGATGATAAAGATTTTGAAACAAGAGAGGCAGTTAGATGGGCAAAAGTTAAAGGTCTTATTCGTAAAAAAACAGATATAGAAATTCATAACGAGTTGTTAAGCAAACCGTGGCTCAAGGTTAATCGAACCATACGAAACAACCTAGACAAACAACAATAATATGCAAATACCCTTATTTGAGCCAGACTCGCTGTGGCGACCACCGTCTGTGTTACCACAACTTAGCAACGTCGTAGCCATTGACCTTGAAACCTGTGACCCAAACCTTAAAAAACGTGGAGCAGGTTACAAACACAATGACGGTCACGTTGTTGGTATTGCATTAGCAGACGAGCACACAGAAATATATTTACCGTTCAATCATATGAGCGGCGACAACCTAGACAAAAACATAGTCCTTTCATATGTAAGTGATATAGTTAGAAACAGCAAAGAATTAATCTTTGCAAACGCAACCTATGATCTGGGCTGGCTTGAGACGGTTGGGGTTACTGTCTCAAGCCACATCAGGGATGTTCAAGTAGCTGAAGCACTCATTGACGAAGAGAAGTTTACATACTCACTTAACTCATTGTGCAAAAAATACTTAGGTACAACAAAAGAAGAAAAACACTTAGAAGAAGCTGCTAACGCTTACGGTGTTGATGCAAAAAGTGGCATGTGGAAATTACCTGCAAGACACGTAGGTCTTTACGCAGAACGCGACGCACGTTACACATGGGACATATATCAAAAGCAAATCCCGTTACTCATAAAAGAAGATGTGTGGGACGTGTGGCAACTAGAGTGTGACCTTATTCCTGTGCTTCTTCACATGACACTCAAGGGTGTACCTGTTAATCTTAGTAGTGCAGAACAACTTAACGACGAGCTAAAGAAACGTGAACAAAAACTCACAGACAAGTTTAGAAACTTAGACATCTGGTCACCTCCACAGCTAGGTCGTTACTGCGAAAACTTAGGTCTTGTTGTGCCGCGAACAGACAAAGGTAACTACTCTGTAGCTAAAGACTTCTTAGAACACTGCGACCACCCAGAAGTTAAGGAAATACAAGAAGCTCGCAGTATTAACAGGCTCCGCAAAGTATTTATTGAAGACACTATACTAAAAGGTAATCACAACGGTTACATACACGCTGAGTACAGACAGACTGCGTCTGATCACGGAGGTACTAGGTCTGGTCGTCTTTCATCACGTAACCCTAACATGCAACAAGTACCTAAACGTAGTTCTATTGGTAAGCAGATACGTGCGCTATACATAGCAGAAGAAGGCAAACTTTGGTGTAAAGCAGATTACAGTTCCCAAGAACCCCGACTCCAAGTACATTATGCACTACTAGGTCAGTTTGGTAAACCATTACCCAAAGCAGTAGACGCTTTAGAATCTTTTAAAAGAGGCGAAAAGTTATATTCATTCTTTGAGAAAACTACTGGGTTACCTTACGACACCTGTAAGATGCTTTGCTTAGGTATTAGTTACGGGATGGGTAATAAAAAAATGGCTTCAACTCTTGGTATATCCGAAGAGATGTGTACAACGACACAGCGTAAATTCAACGCTGAAGCACCCTTCCTTAAGATTTTATTTGACAACGTAATGAACAGAGCAAACAGAGTTGGTCACATTCGAACTATACTTGGTCGCAAAGCCCGCTTTGACTTCTGGACACCCAGCTTTGGTGACTCTCCAGTAAAAACACGAGAAGCAGCAGAAACTAAATATCCAGACCAACAACTTAACAGAGCCTTTGTCAGCAAAGCACTAAACAGGCTAATTCAAGGCTCCGCTGCAGACCAAGCAAAAAGAGCCATGGTAGATGCGCACCGCGCTGGCTTTGATTTACGTCTCCCAGTTCACGATGAAATTAACTGCATGGTCAATTCTGAACAAGAAAGTCTTGACTTAAAATTAATCATGGAGAATGCTATCAAACTCAAAGTACCAGTAATTGCCGACATAGACCTCGGACCTACTTGGTGTTAGAATTATGGATATACTAAAAACCGCACTAAAAATAACAACTGAAGATCGTCAAAAAGATTATGGAGACTGCAATATTGAACTCAAAAGAGTAGCAACTATGTGGTCTGTAATCTTTGAAACCGATGTCACACCCAATCAAGTAGCTTTAGCTATGATAGCTCTTAAAATTACTAGACAAATGCACTCTAACAAAAGAGATAATTGGGTTGATATTGCAGGCTATGCAAGAATCGGAGACATCATAAACAACAACACAAACAACAATGAATGATCCACTACTAGAAGAATCAGATATTATTCCTATTGGAGATATCACAATAGAACAACCACGAGATATTCCAATTAGCGAACTTACAGCTAAAGCAGAAGAACTCGTTCAACTAGACGATGATGTAATGAGTCTAGAAAAAGAACTGTCAGAACTTAAACAAGTACGCAAGACTGTAGCAGAAGAACATATTCCAATGATTATGGAAACTGCTGGTGTAGATACACTACAACTAAGCGACGGTAAAAAGATTGCAATCAAAGAGTTTGTAGACGCTCGTATCCAAAATCCAGAGAAAGCATTTGACTGGTTGCGTGAAACCAACAATGAAGCAATCATTAAAAACGAGATTAAAATTCAACTCGGACGCACAGAAGATAGTAAAGCTCAAGAAATTGTAGACACAATACAAAGAGAGTTCGGCATTGATGCAGATGTTAAGATCACTATTCATAATGCAACACTCAAAGCCTTTTGCCGTGACGCGCTGGACGACCCAGAGCTTGCGGCATCTATGCCTCGTGAAGCCTTTGGTATCTACCAAGGTAAGCGGGCAAAAGTAACAAAGTAATAAAAGTAACCAAAAGTATAATAATAAACCAAAAGTAAATATGGCATTCGATATAACAACCGTAGCAGGCAAAGGCACAGAGAACCTAGATTCAGGTTCCGCTATGCCTTTTATCCGTATCCTACAGGATATGTCCCCCCAACTCAAAAAACAAAAAGATGAATACATTGAGGGGGCAGAGTCTGGTGACTTGTTCTTTAACAAGAACAAAACCGTGGTACAGCAACCTGCTCAAATCATCCCATGCTTTACACAATCAGTGTATACAGAATGGGTTCCCCGTAGTAGCGGTGGTGGCTTTGTAGCTACCCACCCACTAAGCGTCACAACCAACTCTAAATATGAGAAGGGTCGTGACCGTCAGTATGACGAATGGCTTGGTGAAAACGAACTACGTTTCACAACATACTTCTTTGTTCTACTCAACATCAATGATGAGTGGGAACAAGCTGTTATTCCGTTCACGGTGTCTCAGCTCAAGATTGCAAGGAAGTTCACAAACGACATCAACCGATTCCGATATGAAGATGATAATCTCAAAGGTGTTGTACCCCCTCTCTTTGCTCAAAGATGGGAACTGGGAACAACACTGGAAACAAATAAAAACGGGGATGATTACTATAACTTCGGCATCAGCAACAGCACTCCGCTGGACTTGGAAGAAGATGAAAATCTGCTTGCATTGGCTGCTGAAACATATAGTTCCGCTGTTGATACTCCTCTGTTGCAAACTGCAGGAACTCCTCAGTTGGTTGGTCCAACCACTGAAGTGTCTCCATTCTAAACTACAGAAGTAACGCACACCTTAACCTTGGGGGTTTATTCCCTCAAGGTTTTTTTGCCATGATACCACTTACACACCTAGCAACACAGTTCAACGAACTATTTAAACCAAACCCAAACGTCTTTGGTCAGACAAAACTGACTGGCAAAGTACGTGATAGGGACGGCAAACAAGACTCTAAGTCTTTTCTGGTCAAATCTGCACTAACTGTTGATGTTTGGGAACAACACATTAAAGGTGAGCGATTGATTGGCTGTACACCAATACTTGAAAATAACAAAGTTATGTGGGGCGCGCTAGACATCGACGTGTACCAAGATTCCAGTACC